GGTCAAATAATAAGCACTACAGCTGTAGGTGCTGGCAGCGGAAACACTGGAGGTGGAATATTTAGATTTTTACTTTCAGGCAACACCACTGGAAGCGCTCCAACCGAAAGAATGCGTATTACAAATACCGGCAACGTAGGCATTGGAACGACTAGTCCAGCGAAGAAACTAACTATAGGAGGCATAGGAATAGGCAACACTGATGGTTTAAAAATAGAGGATCCTAGCAACACTGCTTACGGAGCTCATTATTCTTATGACGACGGTAGTACAACTGTAGAAATAGGAGGAGTAGTAAATAACACATTAATAGATTGTATATCTATAGCTAGAGATGCTACTAGAACAATTACAATAGACACAAGTGAGAGAGTTGGTATTGGAGATACTACTCCTAGTTATAAGCTTGATGTTACAGGTGAAGGTAGATTTACAGGTGACTTAAGATGTTTAACTTTAATACAAACATCTCAAAGAGATCAAAAAGAAAATATAAATGATATTAATAAAAGCAAAGCTAAAGCAATACCATTTAAAGAATATACATACAAAAGCTCTATTGATGGTTCATCTAAAAAACGCTATGGTGTAATAGCTGAAGATATAGAAAATGATTATCCAGAACTAGTACACACTGGGGCTGATGGTATTAAAGGTATTAACTATATTGACTTATTAGTAAAGCGTGTAGCTGAACTTGAAAAAGAACTTGAAGACATATCTTTAACACCAGGACCAAAAGGAGATACAGGCGCAGCTGGAGCTAATGGCGCAGATGGCTCAAATGGTGCTGATGGCAATAGCCATTTAAGTAATGTAACTAGCATAGCGTTTAACCCTAAGGCTAACAGATTAGAAGTAAATATAGGTGGAACGGTATACAACTTTGTACCATCAAAATAATTTGTATCTTTGCATTAAAAAAAAAATTATGATTACTTACGATTGGAATTGCAAAACAGTAGACGTTTATCCTGTAAACGAAGATAACTCAGACGTAGTTTATAATGTGCACTGGATAGTAACTGGCGTTACAGAAAAAGAAGGTGTAGATTATTCAGCTACAAGCATTGGGACTCAGGTATTAGATATCAGTGACATTACTAACTTCATTCCTTTTAAGGATTTGACAAATGATGAGGTTGTGGCTTGGACTAAGATAGCTATTGGTGAGGATCAAGTTTCTTCTATAGAGGAATCTATTGCGCATCAAATACAAGCTAAAATAAATCCTCCATCTATCACGTTGACAATTGAAAATTAATTTGTATATTTGCATAAAATAATAAATTCAAATTAAATGTCAAAAAAAATTACAGAGCAAGAACTGGAGAAGCTTCAGAGTCTTGTACAAGGATTAAACAAAATTGTTACTGACTTAGGTCTTTTAGAGACTCAGAAACATTCAATTTTACATTCATTCAGCGATGCAGACGCCAAGCTAAATGAGTTTAAGCTTGAATTAAATGAGGCTTATGGAGATGCAAGCATTAACATCTCAACAGGTGAAATAGATGACAAAGATCAAGAATTACGAGCTAGACTCGACGATTAACGATGACGATAAAGTAATTGGTACTGACGGCTTACCAGGCCCAAATTTTGGTAGGACTAAAAATTATTCAATTGGTTCGTTAGTAACTTACATAGAAAATCAATTAGACCCTGTTGATGGGTCTGGAACACTAAATACAATCCCTATCTGGACTCCAGATGGGGATACTTTAGGTGATTCTATAATGACCTATGCCACTGGAACTATTACGGTTGCTGGTGGCTTAGGTATTACTGGTAATCTAGATGTAACCCTTACATCGACGTTTGAAGGAGATGTTTCTTTAGGCGAAGGGTTAAAAGATGCATCTGACAGTTACGGTACAGCGAATCAGCTATTAACGTCAACGGGAACTCAGACATCTTGGCAAAACTTCTCAACGCTTGTACCAAATAACATTACGGGATCAGGGACATTAAATACAATAGCAATGTTCACAACTGACGGAACATCTGTTGGTGATTCTGTGATTGTTCAAAATATAGCCGGAAGTCGTATTGATATCAACGCAAGTACTGTAATAAATGCTAATGCAGGTATTACTGGTAACCTAGATCTTACAGGGGTCGCTACATTTGAGAATGACATTTCAGTAGGCGAAGGATTAAAAGATGCTTCAGATAGCTACGGGGCAGCCAATCAGATTTTAACGTCAACTGGGACTCAGACGTCTTGGCAAGATTTTTCAACGCTTGTACCAAACAATATTACAGGATCTGGTACGGTAGAATATATAACTAAGTTTACACCAGATGGTACAGCTATAGGTAATTCTATAATGTTCACAAAACCAAATGGAACAGAGATACAGGTTGGTGTTTTAGGAGCAAATGAGGAAACGACTTTAGGAGCTGGCTTTATGGCTACAACTGGGTTTTCCGCAACTACAGTGACAGCAACAAACATAAACGCAGGAGCTACAGGGACGTTAACAGCAAATGGAAATATAATATTAGGTGACGCTACTTCAGATACAACAACAATAAATTCAACACTAATAATTAACAGTGTTGTACAAGACAGCAATCAAACCCTAGGTACAGATGGTCAAATACTAGTAGCTAACGCAGCAAGCGAGCTTCTATGGCAAGACCAAGATGGTGATACTACATACTCTGTATCTTCTCAACAAGCGTCAGATGATGTTGAAATTATTTTAGCAGGAAGTGATGTAACTGAATCAGAAGTAACGCTTGTAGCTGGTAACAGTATAACGCTTACAGACGATGGTAGCAATAGTATTACAATCGCTGCAACAGGTGGAGCTGCTAATACAACATATTCATTAAATAATACTCAGGGAGGTAGTTCATATACTGATTTACAATTAGTTGGATCTGATGCTACCACAACTAGCTATAGATTTGAAGCTGGAATGGGGGTTTCGTTTGATCAAGATCCAGGAGTTGCAACTACTATTGATTTTGACATAACAAGCTCAGGCGCTGTAGGTGGATCTGGAACGCTTAACACGGTTCCGCTTTGGACGCCAGATGGGAATAATTTAGGAAATTCATCTTTAACTGTTAATGCTGATGGAGGTGTTACGATAGACACTTTAGCGTATGGGACATCAAATTTAACACCTGAATTAACTTTAAGAGGAAATAAAGCAAATCTTGTTTTAGAATCACTTGGATATGGAGATGCGTTTATTTTCTTTAAACCTAATCCAACTAGCGGTAGCTTAGGCGTATTTAATATAACAGACCCTGTGCCCGCAACTCCTTCTGCAAAATTTGCATGGACAAAAAGCGCTAGCGAATATATGCGTCTTGACACAGTTACTGGAAACCTAGGTGTGGGGACTACAAATCCATCACATAGAGTGACGGTTGAAGGTCAGGCTGGATTTAAAGCAACAGATGGTGGTGTTAGTTATTTTGAAGTTTATAGAGAACTTAGTAATACAGCTATTTGGACTGGTGTGGATGGAGAGACTATATATATTGGAAGTTTTGCACCTGCTCAAAGTCAAAATTTACAGGTCATGGGGACTGGTAAATTTATGGATGGTATAAAAGATACATCTGATAGCGTAGGTACTTCAGGACAAATATTAACATCTACTGGGTCACAGGTTCAATGGGTAGATCTATCTGGATTAATACCAAACAACGTAACAGGGACTGGTACTGAAAACTTCGGTGTTCTATGGGGAGCAGGTGGAACAGTACTAACAGACTCATTGCTTAAGCACGGAACAGGTCTAAATAGTGTGGGTATAGGATTAAATACCGATACACAAGGATTAGAGTCAATTGCGTTTACTAGATCAACATCTAAAGCGGCTGCTTCTTTTGCTCTTGGATACGAAAGTGTAACCGACGGAGAGTTTTCTGTAACACTAGGTAAAGGTACTTACACAGCTGGTAGACACGGTATGGCTACTAATTACAAGTCATTAGCTTTAGGTCAGAGTTCATTCGCAGGTGGGCACACTAGTGCTACTGGTGGTGACGGAGCGGTTGCTTTAGGTCACAATGCTTCGGCAGGAAACTTTGGAGCTGCTAAGATGGTGGCGACATTCCCTAACGACCAAACAACGTTTGATATAGAGGGAATTGTAGGAACAGTTGATGCAGGTCTCTTTATGAGATATGGAGAGAACCTTGATGTTCCAGACCCTAGAATTGAGGTATTAACATTTACTGATAACGGAAATAACTCAGCAACTATAACCGTAGCGACAGGCGTACGACCAATTCAAGGCGAATTAGTAGTATTTGAAGAAGCAATCCCTTTTAGAGGAGATCACCAAGGTGGTGTAGCCTTAGGTAACGATGCTTACTCTTTAGGAGAAGGAACGGTATCTATAGGTCATACTTCTGTAGCAGAGGCTGATAAGGCTGTAGCTTTAGGAGATGCCGCTAGATCATCTGGAGCTAGCTCTGTGGCTATAGGTAAAAACGCAACGGTAACATCCGCAGATACAATAGCCTTAGGTGGCGATTCAACTAAAATTTTAATGAACGCATTAGCCGCATCATCATCTTATGCAGATGACGTTGCAGCCGCAGCTGGAGGTGTATCCATAGGTGAGCTTTACAGAAACGGCAATATAGTGCAGATAAGATTAACTTAATGGAAATAAGAAAGATTTCTCTTGGTGCGGACTATAAGTCAAGTGCAATGCATTATATAGTCGGCCAAGAGGTTTTAAATAAGGAATATATTATACACCTAATCCAGTATGACTCTAATAGAGATTCTTACAAGATTTGGATAGAAAGAAAAGATGAGGTTGTTCTATGGAAAGAATTTAACAAGAACATGCCTGCTTCAATTGAATATAATATTAATTTTTAGCATGACTAAAGATGAAATGATTACAGCTCTAGAAACTCTTAGAGCAAAGAAGTCAGCTACTGATGATTTTATTGAGCAAATGGAAATTGCCGATGAGATTCATAATATTGAAATGAAATTAAATGGAGTTAAGCCAACAGATTCTAGTATAGATTGTATTGGTTGCGGCTCGTAAATTAAATAAATGAAATCACCCTTTAACTTTATTGTACGCCCGTACAATGGTAGAAGGTATGACAACGTAAAAGAGATTGGTGGTATTGACTTTATAACCAGCACGTCTCAGGAGGATCATACCGTATCTAATAGATATGCCGAAGTAGTAGAGACGCCTATAGGATATGATGGCGAAATACAGCCTGGAGATACTATTATAGTACACCACAATGTTTTTAAATATTATAATGACATGAAGGGTCGTCAAAAGAGCGGTAAGAGCTTCTTTAAGGATGATCTATTTCTTGTTGATGACTACCAGTATTTCTTGTATAAACATAATGATGAGTGGAAGGCTGAGGATAAATTTTGCTTTGTCAAGCCTGTTCCTAAGGAAGATTTCTACTTACACGTACCTGGAGTTGAACAACCGCTTGTTGGTGTTATAAAATATACAAATAATAAATTATTATCTTTAGGTGTAAACGAAGGGGATTTAGTATCTTTTAAACCTGATAGTGAGTACGAATTTGATATTGAAGGAGAGAAACTATATAGGGTATTTACTAGCAGTATAACAATGAAGTTATGAATGTATCTATATATGAAAATGTAATAAAAGACATAGATGGTTATGTTTTTGACATAATAGATAACGGCTTTGAAGATATTCAAGTTGGAGACGATTTATTTAAAAATGTTATCCAGAGAGGTTTAGATGAACTAGTTGATTTTCTTTCAACTAAGTACAAGGATTACTACCCCGTATTGAACTTTGTTAGAAAATCTCCATTGAATCAGGAAGAGCCTAACTTTATTCACACAGATGAGATGATGGGTGATTTAACCGCTGTATTATATTTGAATAAAACGTATCCAAGTGGATACGGCACAACAATATACGATAAAGATAACAATGAGGTTTTGATATGTAAAGCAAAGTACAATTCTCTTATCATATTTCCTTCACATGTAAAGCATTCTAGAAATTCTATACATAACTTTGGTACGGGGAATGATGCAAGATTAATACAGGTTTGTTTTTTAAAAAAGATCATATGAATTCAAAGGAAACTAAGTTAAAGATAATAGACGCAGGTCATAAGGCTGTAGAACAGCTGATAAGGGTAGCAGAGGAGCATATAATAAAATACGGAGAGGACGATGAGTTGGCGGCTGACAAATTAAAAAATGCAGCGGCGACTAAAAAACTTGCTATATTCGATGCTTTTGAAATACTATCTAGGATTGAGGCAGAGAAAGCTTTAATAGATGATTCCGAAACACCAGCTAAAGACATGAATAGTTTTGCAGAAAGAAGAGCTAAATAAAGATCTATATAGAGTTGTTGATGTTATACCTTCAAATGTATTGAAGGTAAAAAACAAGGCTAAGACATTTGAGTATGGTTACAATGAGAAATATGATGTTGTAGTTATATCAAAGGACGGAACAGTTGGTCAGGTTATAAATATAAATAACTTAAACATAGGCTTGCCTTCTGTGCCTTCTGATGTTTATAAGAGGTCATCAAAGAAAGAAGATCAATACTGGGAGACATCAGAATACCCAAATCAATTAAAACAAATAAAATCTATATTTCAATGGAATTCAGCTCCTAAAGATTTTAAATCTAAATGGGTTGATTACATAGAATCAGAGTATGACAGAAGAGAGAACGGGCATTGGTTTTATAATAATGGAAAACCAACGTATATCACTGGGACTCACTACATGTACTTACAGTGGACAAAAATAGATGTTGGTCACCCTGATTTTCGTGAAGCTAACAGAATATTCTTTATATACTGGGAGGCATGTAAAGCTGATAACAGAAGTTTTGGAATGGTTTACCTTAAAATTAGACGTTCTGGTTTTTCTTTTATGTCTTCCTCAGAGAGTGTTAATACTGCAACACTCGCAAAAGATGCGAGAGTTGGTATATTATCTAAGACTGGTTCGGATGCTAAGAAGATGTTTACTGACAAGGTAGTTCCTATTTCTAGTAATTATCCATTCTTTTTTAAACCCGTCCAGGATGGTATGGATAAACCAAAAACAGAGCTTGCATATCGTGTACCTGCTTCAAAAATTTCAAAGAAAAATATGTATGATATTGACGACTCTGAATTAACAGGTCTTGATACAACTATTGACTGGAAAAATACAGATGACAACAGTTATGATGGGGAGAAATTATTACTACTCGTGCATGATGAGAGTGGTAAATGGATTAAGCCAAATAACATTTTAAATAATTGGCGTGTAACAAAAACTTGTTTGCGTTTAGGTAGCAAGATAATAGGGAAGTGTTTGATGGGCTCTACATCAAATGCATTAGATAAAGGTGGTGATAATTTCAAGAAACTATATAATGATTCAAATCCATCAGACAGAAATAATAATGGTCAAACCAAAAGCGGAATGTATTCACTTTTCATCCCTATGGAGTGGAATATGGAGGGGTTTATTGATAGGTATGGACACCCTGTATTCTATAAGCCATCTAAGCCAGTTCTAGGTGTTGATGGTTCTATGATAAAAAATGGATCTATTGATTACTGGAAAGCTGAGGTTGACTCTCTAAAAGGAGATCCAGATGCGTTAAATGAATTCTATAGACAATTCTCAAGAACAGAATCACATGCGTTTAGAGATGAAAGCAAGTCATCTATATTTAATTTAACTAAGATATACCAGCAGATAGATTATAACGATAACTTAATAAAAGACAGGGTATTAACTAGGGGTTATTTTCATTGGGAGAATGGAAAAATAGATACTAAAGTTATATGGACACCAGATCCGAAGGGGAGGTTCTTAGTTTCTTGGTTGCCTAATAGTATTCTACAAAACAGAATGGACGTTTCTAATGGTTCAAAAAAGCCTGGGAACGCTCATTTGGGGTCTTTTGGGTGTGACTCTTATGATATATCTGGTACAGTAGGTGGTGGTGGGTCTAACGGAGCGCTTCATGGTCTAACTAAGTTTCACATGGACGATGCTCCTGTTAATGAGTTCTTCTTAGAGTATGTTGCTAGACCTCAGACCGCTGAGATATTTTTTGAGGATGTACTTATGGCTTGCATATTTTATGGAATGCCTATACTTGCGGAGAATAACAAGCCTAGGCTTCTTTATCACTTCAAGAATAGGGGGTACAGACATTACTCATTAAACAGGCCAGATAAACCTACTAGGAAGCTCTCAGGCTCCGAAAGAGAGCTAGGTGGCATACCTAACTCATCTGAGGCTGTTAAACAGGCTCACGCAGCCGCTATTGAGACTTTTATAGAAAAATATGTAGGACTTGATATTGATGGCACATATAGATCCCCTGATGAGATGGGTACAATGTACTTTAGTAAGACGCTTCAGGATTGGGCTAGGTTTGATATAAACAATAGGACTAAATTTGATGCCTCAATAAGCTCAGGATTAGCTATAATGGCTAACCAGCAGCATCTATATAAAAACGTTAAAAAAGAGTCCAAAATAAGCATTAACTTTGCAAGATATAATAATAACGGAATATCTAGTAAATTAATTAGATGAAAGAGATAAATATATCTATTAACCCATCTTCTTTTCCAAGTCAATATGTTCCTGATTCTATAAAGAAAACCAATGAATTTGGTCTTAAAATAGGTCAGGCGATTCAGTATGAATGGTTCAGAAAAGACAATGGAGGTTCTAAGTTTTACGATCAATGGGATTCTTTCCATAAATTAAGGCTTTACGCAAGGGCAGAGCAATCTGTTGGAAAATATAAGAATGAATTATCAATAGATGGTGATTTGTCACATTTAAACTTAGACTGGACACCCGTCCCTATTATACCTAAGTTTATAGACATTGTAGTAAACGGTATGTCAGATAGGTTATTTGATATAAAGGCATACGCTCAAGATGCGTTATCTGCGGAGAACAGAAACAAATACCAAGAAAGTATTGAGGCTGATATGGTTTCAAAGGATTTGCTTAGTCAAATAAAAGAAGACTTTAACGTTGATGCATTCAACACTAATCCTGATGATCTACCAGAGGATGATGATGAGCTTACACTCCACATGCAGTTGAGTTATAAGTCATCAATAGAGCTAGCTCAAGAAGCAGCAATAAACACTGTTCTGTCTGAGAACCACTATGAAGATACACGAAAAAGAGTAATATATGATTTAAC